CAAGCCGCTGGCCGCCGTCAAACCCGGCGATCACGTCACCGGCTGCTACCTGCCGATCCCCGAACCGCTCAAGTCCGAACCCGAGGCCGAGCCGGACGAGTACACCTGCCCGAAGTGCCAGCGCGGGAAGCACCCCCACTGCTCTGACCCGGAATGCGCGTGCTGTCTCGGCAACCCAGAGGAATGACCGGTTAGATTGACGGCATGAGCAGCACCTATCACCTTCTGTGCCTGTCGCATGACCCGGCGATCCGCATCGACTGCGATCTCAGCTTCGAGGCCGTCAAGGCACTGGACGACCGCGAGCACGGCGCGCTAGCCGAGCATCAGCAGTGCGATCTCGCCGCAGGCCGCTACTCGTACCCGCTGATCGAGGCGGCCTGCTTCGGCAGCCAGCTTCCGGGGCCGACCGCCTGTCTGAAGCGGCACAACAGGCCCATCTGGACGGACCGTAACGTACTGCGGCTGGTTGTCGCGGCCACGGGCACGCTGCCCGATGACCTGCTCAAGCCGTTCCGCCCCTGCTGGCCTGCGGAACGGCTCGCACGGCTTCGCGTCGAACTTGGGATCGCCGACGCCTGATCGGGGGCGCTCGTGGCGACTCCCGGTGACCGCCGCGAGGATCACGCCCAGCACGCCGCGTCCCTGATCTCAGCGGAATACGCGAACGCCGAACTGATGATCATCGCCGCAGTCGCCTACTGTGCCCGGAAGATGGCCGCCGGGTCGATGAGCCGGCAGCAGGCCCTCACGTACGTCCGCCGCACCGTCCTGTACGCCTTGGCCGGGCTGGCGCCGAGGATGCAGGCGATGATCGCCGCGGTGCTCGCGTCGGCGTTCCGCGAGGCGCTCCGAACGCACGGCCACGAGGTCCCGCCGATGGAACCGCCCGCACCGGGCAGCCGCGAGCGGAAACCGCCGTTCGGGCAGGCCCGCATGACCGCCGAATGGGAACGCGACCTCGCGGACCTGCTCGACAACGCGGGCGACCACGCCGCCGGGGCTGCCGAAGGCGCACTACGGCAAGTCGCGAAGGCGATCGAGGCAGCCGGCGCCGAGCCCGTCAACCCGTACCAGGCGGCGCTCGACAAGGCCCTCGCCCAGCACGGCGGGTTCCCCGGGTCGACGCTCTCCGCGCGCCGCATCCGGGCCGCCCAGACAGCGCTCGACGACCTCGCCGAACGCGGCATCACCGGGTTCACCGACAAGGCCGGGCGACGGTGGAACCTCGCGAGCTATGTGGAGATGGCGACGCGGACCCTGGTCTCCAACGCGTGGGACGACATGCAGGCCAAAGCCGCGGCACGGGCGGGGATCGACCTCGCCGACACCGGCACCTACAGCACCGAAGGTAGTTGCCCGACGTGCCTGCCCTGGCTAGGCCGCACGATCTCGCTGACCGGCACGACGCCCGGTTACCCGACGCTCGAGCAGGCGAAGGCCGAAGGCTGGCGTCACCCGAACTGCCGGTGTTTCTTCACGCCCCGCGGCCTCTCGCTCATGCCCGAGGTCACGAACCCCGTGGACATCGCCGAGGCCGCAGCCGCCTACTCCGCGTCACAGCGGCAGCGGGCACTCGAGCGGAACGTCCGCCGCGCCGGGCGTGCTTACGAATCGGCGATCACCCCGAAGGCGAAGGGCAACGCGCGCCGGGACCTGCACGCCGCCCGTAACGCCTCCGAGGCGCACCGGGTCAAGCACCGCGTTCGGATGATGAAGGTAAGCGTCCACCGCCGCGAGCACGCGCACAACGCACGCTAGCCGCCGGTCACGGCTCCGGGCGTGACGAGGCTGTGGCCAAGCGCCGACTTGATCGACTCAACCCACAGTGCCGGGACGAACCCGTTCGACGGTGACGGCTCGCGCGGGGGCCGGCTTCGGCTGCGGCTTCCCGTCGCAGACCTTCGCGTGCGCGGTCGCCTGCCTCATGATGTCCGGCAGCGAAGTGCCGTCGACCCACACGGCCCAGTCGCATTCCCGCCAATTGTGCTCAAGATCAATCCCGCCGTCGTACGGCACTGTTGAGACGCTGAACCGTCGCAGTACCGACAGGTGCTTAGCCACGGCACGCCGCCGCGTGCTGCAGCGCGAACTCGGCGAGCTGCGGGATGGTCATGCTGTCGGCCGCCATTGCCCACTGGCAGCCGCCCAGCATGTGGTCAAGGCTGACGCCGGAGCCGACGTGCCCGGCGTCCGGGAGGACGACGAAATGCGCCAGCGCCTCCGTGACCTTGCCGAACGGGTCGGCCATCTCGCTGGCGGCGGCAGGTTCCTGCTGTTGGTCGGTCATGCCGCCAACGGTAACGCAACGCGCCCAACTGACGCCCGACGCAACGGAGGCGATCATGGCCGCTCTCGGCAGAATCCCGATCTACATGCGCATCGGCGACGGCGAGGAAATCCACGTCGGCGACATCATCCCCGAGGCGGGCAGCGTGACGGCCGGACCTGACGGGCTGGCGCAGGTCGCCGTCACCATGCCGCCGATCCATGAGGTTCTCCGCGTGGCCGCCGACGCCTTCGAGGCCGGCGAGCGCGACGACAAGCCACCCGCCTAGCGCGGGCTGTTCCAAACCGCCTCGCCTGGCGCGAGGTCAACACCAAAGCCCCAGGAGGGCAATCACCATGCACGACAACCTGCCGGACTCGCCTGGCGCGATCATCGGCTACCTCAAGTCCGGCAAGCCCGTCCGGGTCATCGCCGGAGGCTCCGAGACCGCGACCGAGCCGGTAACGACGGGCGAGCCGCCCCCGGCCCCGGCCGCAACCGCAGACCCCGCAGCGGCAACGCCGGCCGCCGACCCGGCACCCGCAAGCGGCCAGGAGCCGCCCGCAGCCCCAGCCGAGGCCGCGAACGTCGAGCAGCTACCCGCGTGGGCACAGAAGCTCGTCAGGGACACCCGCGCCGAGGCTGCCGAGAACCGGACCAAGGCCAAGCAGCACGCCGACGCCCTGACCGCACTGGAGGCCAAGAGCCAGCAGCAGCTCGACGGCATCGCCAAGGCCCTCGGCCTGAAGCCGGAAGAGGCCACGCCGGAGCAGATCATGGCCGAACGCGACCAGGCCAGGGCCACCGCCGACGCCAGCGCCGCCAGCGCACGCGCATCGGCGGTCGAACTGGCCGTGTTCCGTGCCGCCGCCCAGTCCGGGGCCAACGGCAACGCGCTGCTCGACTCCCGCTCGTTCGTCGCGACCCTGGCCGGGCTGGACCCGGCAGCGGCCGACTTCGGGCAGCGGGTCAGTGACGCGATCACCGCGGCGACCGACGCCAACCCCGGATGGAAGACGACCGCCCCCGCTACTGCGGCTGCCGTGCCGCCTCCGCTCACGCCCCCCGCCCCGGCCGCGCCCGTCCCGGCCCGCTCCGGCGGCGAGCACACCGCGCCCGGCGGGAACCGGCAGTGGACCCTCGCCGACGTTCAGGCCGCATCGAAGAACAATCCGCAGGCGATCTCGGACGCGATCGATCAGGGCCTGCTCGTCGACCTCGGCTATTCCCCCTCGCGGGTCCGCCGCTAGTACCGCACCGCGCACGGCACGTCCCGCGCGGTTCCACCAAGCCCCGGCAGCAGTAACGCACCGGGGCTTTTCCACGCGCGGAAAGGAATTTTAACCCATGACCTTCAAGAATTTCATCCCAGAGATCTGGAGTCCGGTCATACTGGCCTCGCTCCAGAAGAAGCTCGTGTACGGCTCCCAGATGGTCACGAACGACGACTACGAGGGCGACATCCAGGAGCGCGGCGACACGGTCCACATCACGCAGTTCGGTGACCCCACCGTCACCACCTACGTGCCCGGCGTCCCCCTCGTCTACGAGCAGATCACCGACGCCGGCCAGACCATGATCATCGACCAGGCCAAGTCGTTCTCGTTCGCGATCACCGACGTCGACCGCGCCCAGGCCGCCGGCCGCATGCAGCCCTACCTCGAAGGCCGCGCCGCGTACCGGCTCGCCGACCAGGCCGACCAGTTCCTCGCCTCGAAGTACGTCAACTGCGCGCAGCAGAACACCCTCGGCACGACCGGCGCACCGCTGACCCCGCAGCCCTACGGCGGCGCGACCAGCCACCCGGCGGACTTCTACACCCAGGTCCTGGAGCCGATGAAGGTCATCCTCGACCAGAACGACGTGCCCGACGACGACCGGTACATCATCGCCCCGCCCTGGGCCGTGTCGCTGATCAGCCAGACCCAAGCGTTCGTCAGCGTCACCGACATGCAGGGCAACCCGTCGAAGACGTTCCAGCGCGGGTTCATGGGCGAGGTGTCCGGCTTCGGGGCCGTGCTCAAGTCGAACAACGTTCCCCAGCCCGTCGCCGGCGGCGCGGGAACCGGCGTGTGGGCCCTTCAGG